ATGATGAGACGTTCGGCGGAGTTCAATGCCATTGTCATAGGTGCTAGCATCACGGCGTTCTTCTACGTTGTCATCAGCTACGCCCAATATATCGGCCTGATCGCCCACGGCTAAGGAAGCCTTGAGCTGACGTACAATTGCGCCAGGCAGACAGAACTCGTGCGCCCGGCAAAGCAGGCTGGCGGCCTATCAAGATTTTCTACCTTGCATCCACAGGTCCGGCGAGGAATCTTCGGCCAGAGCTGGATTTATGGGTTGCGACGGCGAAGTGAACCGTGTATCTCCCCTGCCATTCACGGCACGGAGTGTAGCGCAGCCTGGTAGCGCATCTGGTTTGGGACCAGAGGGTCGGGAGTTCGAATCTCTCCACTCCGACCATCGCTTGCCCCTGAAAACGCTGAAGAAGCTGATTTTCTTGGGGTTTCGGCCAACTTTCTGTTACAAAACATGTAACAAAATGGAAGTTGGGAATGTCAAAGAATCCGAGATACCTGCTCAATCGCGATGGTCGCTATTTCGCCCGCATCGTGATTCCGAAAGACCTTCGGCCCTTCCTCGAAAATAAGAACGAACTTAGATCGCCGCTCGGCCCCGACCGCCGGACCGCGCTTGCGCAGCTTCACACCGCTGTAGCGGAACTACAGGCGCGGATCGCAGTCGCCGAACGCAAGGCCCAGGTATCGAAAGGCCAGGCCATCACGCCGGGCCGCTACCCGCTGCCTGTCGATCAAATCGCGCTTCGGAACTATAACGAGCGGATCGCCTTCGATACTGAACTTCGGAACATGGACGATCGGCACGCAAGCGGACTTGTGGATGACGTGCTTGTTGAACTCTTGCGTGCTGGCATAGCTGGAAACCTCAATGACGACGCGCTCGAACCGCTCGTCGGAAAACGGATTGAGCGCTACAGACGCCTAGGCAACACGACCGTCGTCAAAGGTTCCTCGGAATGGCGAACGCTCGCCCGCGCCCTCTGTGTGTCGGAACTGGAAGCCCTCGCCCGTGTCGCCGAACGTGACGAAGGTGATTTTACCGGTAAGCCTGAAAACCCCATGCTTGCCGCTGCCGTCGAGCAAGACGAGATTGCATCCGAAGTTACGGACGCTGAATTCAACGCCCTGACATTCGAGCAGGTAATCCAAGAGAAGGAACGGCTTACGGCGATGGGATTGGGCGGGCGGCAGAAATCCGCCTCGACGCTCATCAAATACCGGAATACGGTTCACGACTTCGAACATCATCGTCGCAGCAAAAAGATTGCGACTGTGACGCTTGAGGAAGGTGAAGCGTGGCGCAACGCCATGCTCTCGGAAGGTCAGCTTTCAAGAAAAACCATCGGCGACAAACTGGCGACGATCCGGGCAATCCTTGGATGGGGGCAGGATCAATGCAGGGGCAAGCTGTTCCCGATGACACCGAAGGGAACGCCCTTCGACTTCCTCGAAATGCCGACCCATACGAAGGGCGATAGCGCCGACCGCACTTATAGCCTGAAAGATGCCCGGCACCTTCTGACGAGTGCCCGCACCGCGACCCGTGCAAGCAACCGCTGGATACCTTGGATCATTGCGCACACCGGCGCGCGGGTGAATGAAATCACCGTTCTTGAGAAGGCAGACATATTTGAATTGGAAGCCCATTGGTTTTTTCATATCCGCGTCGGCGACGGCAGGGACACGAAGACGCACAAGGGCCGGAAGGTTCCCGTTCACCGGGCGCTAATAAAAGAAGGCTTCATTGATTGGGTGCAAGCGCAGCCTGACGGCAAGCTCTTCCCCGGTGGCAAGAACGAAGACCAGCGCATTCGCGAATGGATCAAAGAGAAGGTCTTTCCGCATCGCGAGGACATGCCCCCGCCGAACCACGGGTTCCGGCACCTGTTCGAAGACGCGCTATTCGCTGGCGTCTCTGAAAAGGCCGCGCTCTACATCACCGGGCGCTCGTCCGGATCGTCCGCAGATGATTACGGTGGTAGCGACCTACGCCTGCTCGAAATCGCGGCCCAGATGGACAAGGTTCGCAGCATCATTTGATGCTCGACACTGCTAGAGAGAAATAAAAGTGAACGATTTATCTATTTTCGTTCATTTTTATTGAACAATAGGATTCACAAGAGATTCCTAATGTGAGAGAATCCGTCTCAAGTTAATTGAGGACGGATTATTGATGCTTGCAGGCTTGAAGAGTGCATTCGGCTTCGGAAACGAGCAGAAAGCAAATGCTCTCAATGAACAGCTAGCATTAACTCTTCTCGATATACGTTCCACCGCGTCCGATATTCACGTTGGACCCACGAACGCGATGGAAGTTCCTGCCGTCAACTGCGCTATCGGCATTATCTCCGAGAAGACCGGCGACACTCCGTTCAAGTTATACAAGAGCGACACGCGGGAGACCGCCCGCGACCATCCAGCTTACAAGCTTATTCATGACGAAGCCGACGCCTTCACCAGCGCCGCGCAATTCCGCATCAACCTTTCTGTCGACGCGATGCTTCATGACAATGGTCATGCGCACGTCATTCGCTCAAGCGATGACCGGCCTATCGCTCTTCAGCGCCTTGAACCCGGCACCGTGCAGAACCGCACCGAAGATGATGGCACCCCCTACTATGTCGTGTCTGAAAATCGCGGCCAGCGGCGCTATGAATTTACCGACATTCTTCATATTCAGCCGCTCGGCGGCAAGGCACCCATCAAGACGGCCCGCGAAGCTATAGCGCTCGCTATCGCCTTCGAACGCCACATGGCCGGACTGCTGGCAAACGGCGGTCGCCCTTCCGGCATCATCTTGGCGAAGAAGCGCCTGGACCCCGATCCTAAGCAGAAGGTCGCCGATAGTTGGTTTTCCACCCACGGCGGAAAGAATTCGGGCGGCACCGCGATCCTTGACGAAGACATGGACTACAAGCAGATCGCAACAACGCTTGCGGATGCGCAGTTTGCCGAAAATCGCCTTGAGCAAATCCGCGAAATTGGCCGCGCCTTCCGTATCCCGCCGACCATGCTTTTCGAGCTTACGCGGGGAACGTGGTCAAACACCGAAGAGATGGCCCGCCAGTTCTACACCGTCACGCTGAAGCCTTGGCTGACGGCGTGGACGTGGGCTTATTCGAGGGTATTGCTCACGCCGGAAGAGCGCGACCAGTTCTATATCGAGCCGGTTCTTGATGACCTTCTGACGACCGACTTCGCCAAGAAGGCGACCGCCTTCGGCCAGTATCGCAGCATGGGCGTCTACACGGCGAACGAGGTTCGCCGGATGCTCAATATGCCTCCGCACCCGGACGGCGACAGCCTCTCCAATCCGCATATTACCACGACCGCGAACACGGCACCGGAAGCCCCGGAAGCGCCGAAGGAAGCAGCATGATTTCCCATACCGCCTATTTCGGTGACGGCGAAAAGACCTTCGCTCTCACCGACCCCATGATTGAAGAGCTTCAGCACAAGACTGGCGTCGGTATCGGTGCGCTGTTTCTTCGCATGACGGTATCGCAGTTTCACGGCTCTGACATGGAGCATGTAATCCGGCTTGCCCTTATCGGCGGCGGCACCAATCCGGCAGAAGCGCAGCGGCTTGTTGATGCATACGCGAAGAACCGTCCGTTCGATGAAACCTTCCCGCTCGCCCTCGACATTCTGGACGCCCGTTGGAACGGCAGGCCCGAAATTCCCGAAGGTGAAGGTCTTCGCGAGGTTGCGGAATGACCAACGCGGCAGTTCTCGAAACTAAGGCCGAAGTCTCGATTGACGACGCGGGCACAGTGACCGGCATCGCGTGGCCGTTCGGCAAGCCGGACAGCTACGGCGACCTTATCGAGCCGACCGCTTTCAAGTTCGCTCCTGAAGTCCCGATGCTGATGGAGCATGAGCAGGGCGGTGGAGCCGTGGGCATCTGGAACTCGCTCGCCGTCACCGACAAGGGCCTTGAGGTAAAGGGCCGCTTGTTTCTCGAAGGTGTCGGCCCCGCGCGCGAAGCTCGCCGTCACCTTATCGCCGGCAGCATGTCTGGCCTGTCCATCGGCTACCAGCGCCATGAACACAAGGCCCGCCCGGAAGGCGGGCGTGTCCTTACGAACATCACCGTCACCGAAATCTCGCTTTGCCGTCGCCCGGTCCACCCGGACGCCCGCACCACCGAAGTTAAGTCCATCATCGAAGGAATGAGCATGGAAAACGAACTGAAGAATGAACCGGAAGTGAAGTCCGACCCGGTTGCATCCCCGGATGAGATCAAGGCGCTGAAGGCCCGTATGGATGCCTTCGAAGCCAAGGCGAACCGCCTTCGCCCCGCGAACAACAACCACCCGGACGGCGCAAACGACAACAGCGAGAAGAAGGCGCTGGAATCGTTCATGCGCACCGGCTCGATTGCCGAAGTGAAGGCCATCGCGTCCGACAGCAATGTTGACGGCGGCTATTTCGTCCTGCCGACGACGGATCTCACCATCCGCAACCTGCTTACGGACCTCTCGCCGATGCGCGGCCTTGCTGAAGTCATCGGCATCGCCAACGACAAGTATGAGCGTTTCTATTCGCTCGGCAAGCGCGGCGCGAAGTGGGTTTCCGAACGTTCCGACCGTCCGCAGGACACGGCAACGCCGGACCTGATCAAGCATTCGTATGGCACCGCCGAACTCTATGCCGCGCCGACCACCACCCGCACCTTGCTTGAAGACGCCGCTGTCGATCTTTCGGCCTGGCTGATTAACAACGCTGTTCAGGACTTCGCCGAAACCGAAGGCGAATCCTTCCTGACCGGCGACGGCGCGGACAACTCCCCGAAGGGCTTGCTGACCTACCCCACGGCTTCCGAAAAGGACTTCAGCCGCGAATGGGGCAAGTTCCAGTATGTCCCGGTTGGCGCGACCGCGCCGACTGACAAGCAGCTTGCCGACGCGCTGATCAAGCTCGTCGCCACGCTTCGCCGCCCCTATAAGGGCAACGCCGTTTTCCTCATGAACGGCAACACCGCTGTCCGCCTTCGCCAGATCGTTGACGCGACCGGACGCTATCTTTGGGCGCCGACTGGCAACCTGATCGAAGGCGTCGACCATCCGCTTCTTGGCTACCGCGTCGAGATTGACGACGGCATGCCGGACATTGGCTCTGGCGCTCATCCCATTGCTTTCGGCGACTTCCGGCAGGGCTACGTGATCGTAGACCGGCAGGGCATCCGCGTCGAACAGGACTCGACCACGCGGAAGGGCTGGATTGTCTTCGACAGCTACAAGCGCGTCGGCGGCGGCGCTGGCGACTTCAATGCCGTCAAGTTCCTCAAGATCAGCGCCAACTAAGGAGAACCGGCCATGAAGGATACCTATCACGATAACAAGGCCGTGCAGGCGCTTGCCCCTGCCGTTGTCACCGCAGCGGTTGCCGGTTCTGCCGTCGATCTCGCCGGCTTCGACAGTGCGCTTTTCGTCATCAATACGGGCGCGACTGCCGGTTCCGGTGACTTCGGCGTGAAGCTTCAGGAAAGCGACACGACCATGGACGCCGATTTCGCCGACGTGGCATCGGCTGACCGGCTCGGCACCGTCCCGGCCACCCTTGCCGCGAACAGCGCCTATTGCCTTGGCTATATCGGTTCGAAGCGCAAGCGCTTTGTCCGCGTTGCTGTCACGAAGGCAGGCGGCACGTCTATCGCGCTCGGCGCTACGGCTGTTCTCGGCCATCCGGCCATCGCCCCGGTAGCGGCCTAAGCCATGACCTTTAAGCGGCCCGCATATGAGGAAGTGACGATTGCGCACGGCGGAAAGACCGTGAAGCTTCGCCCTTCTTTGCGGGCCGCTACCATCCTTGAGGCACGTCACGGCTTCCCGGCATTGTTTCGGGCACTGGGCGACTTCAACGTGAGCGTGATTTCTGAAATCATTCTGACGGCCTGTTCCGACCGGCAGAGTGCAGCGGCCTTTCTGTCCTCTCTCTCGGGAAGGCCGCTCTCCCCCTTCTTCATGGCCGTGCATAAGCCGCTCGGCGATCTCGTGGAAATGCTCCAAATCGCACCTGATCCAAAGGCGAAGCCCTCGACCGGTAAGGGAACTGCGTGGCCGGATATCTACCGGATGCTCTACCGCACGGCGACCGGCGCTCTCGGCTGGACGCCTGACGCCGCTTGGAACGCCACGCCGACCGAAATCAACGAAGCTTGTATCGGCAGGTTTGGCGATGGTGAGAAGCAGCCCGACGCCGAACAGGCGGCGCAGAACGAAGCACTTGGCTTCGACCCCGAATTTGACCGCGCCGGCCTTCGCGCCCTGAAGGCGAAGATTGCAGGTGGCGCGTGAGCCGTCGCCCGCCCCATCTTTGCCAGTGCGGCACCCGGATCATCCCGCACGGCGAGCGGTGCCCTTGCCAGATCAGGGCTACCCGCGAGCGTAACGCCCGCCATGACGCTCTTCGCGGTTCGGCATCCTCACGCGGCTATGACGCGGAATGGCGTAGGGCGAGCCGCGCCTACCTGCTTGAGCATCCCCGTTGCGCGATGCCCGCATGCGGCAACCCCGCCACCCTTGTTGACCATATCGTTTCCATCCGCCGCGCCCCGCTTCGCCGGATGGACCGCACCAATTGGCAGCCCCTTTGCGCGCCTTGCCACAACTCAATCAAGCAGCGCTTGGAAAGGAATAACTAATGGATACCGAAACCCTCAAGATCGACTGCCCTGCAAACGTCTGGACGAAGGTCGCCGACGAACACCAGTCGATCTATATCCAGAATCAGGAACGCAAGGCTCTCAGGTTCTTCTTCGGATGGGAGCAGCCCGCAACCGACGCAGATGCCTACATCGTCTCCCAGGACTACAACCCTTCCGAAAAGCTCTTTTCCTTCGGCAATGCCAAGACCGGGCTTTGGGTAATGCCCGATGGTGTTAGCGGCGCTTCGGTGGTGGTCGTTCGCACCCGGAGCGTAGAATTGGTGAAAGATCCGACGCTCGTCCGCACCGTCAATGCGCCAACCTATGCGCTCAACAATGATGATTGGGGATATATCCTCGACTTCACGCAGGGCACCGTCATCACCGTTCCGGCAGAATTGAACGCCCGCTTTAATTGCGGGCTTCGGCAGGGTGGCGAGAACCAGATCCAGGTAAACGCAGGTGCAGGCGCTGTCGTCGAGGAAATCGATGATCACTTCAAGTCGGAACAGCGCTTGGCGCTGCTCACGCTTTGCCGCTTCCCTGATGGTAAGTTTCAGATCATTGGAAGGACGGCAGCGTGACGCCCGCCGAACTCGAATATGACGACAACCGCCGTAGGTGGTCACGAAATCCTCTGGCGCACGGTGCTTTTGCATTCCGTTCAAGAGGCGTTCGGCATCGGCTTCGTTAATGAACCCGCGAAGAACCGCGTCGTGATGATCCGTGATGCTCGAGACTACATCATGCGGCCTGCAAAGGGCTTCATTGACGTGTGCAATCTCGCCGGCTTCGATCCTGATGCGGTCCGCGAACGACTTATCCCGCGCATCAAGGCCGCACGCTCACCGGAAGAACTGGCAGTGCTCAAGCGGACCAAGGGCAGCCCGGGGGTGGTCGCCGACTTTCCTAGCGTCTTAGGGACCGGCGGGGGGAGCACTGCGCACGAGATTCCCGAAATAAGTTTTTCCGACATGAAGGCACCGACCGCATGACCATTGTCACCCTTTCGCTGTTTAAGGCGCACCTCGGCACCGACGATTTGCTGGACGAAAACGCGCTCGGCAATCTCGCCAGCGGCACCGACGAATTGCTTCAGCATTATCTAAAAGCCGCAGAAGCATGGGCTTCCGGCTATCTCGGCTTGCCGTTGTCCGATTTCGAACCCGACGTTCCGGGAGACATTGAACAGGCTATCCTTCAGATGGCCGCGCACCTCTACCAGAACCGCGAGGCCGTGCTTGTAGGTGTAAACGCCTACGATTTGCCCTTCGGGATTGACGATTATTTGCGAAAATATCGCAGGGAAGTGACTGGCCGTGTCGCAGAATAGGACCCTCTCGCAGCAGTCGGCAGAGCTTTCCAAGCGCCTTAACGCCATCCCGCACGAGATTTTGGACGCCCTTCGACCCGCGCTCCTGAAGTCCGGCGAGGAAGTTGCAGCGGCAGCGGCGATCTTCGCCGAAGCGTCTCGCGATAGCGGCGCGCTCATTGACAGCATCGCCGTGACCGGCCCCGGCGAGACGACGCCCGCCTATGCCGAAGGCGGGGGCAAGCGCACGGCTGGACCCAATCAGGTTCTCGTGACCGTGGGTAACGAGACGATGAGGCACGGCCATTTTATCGAGTTCGGCACCGTGAATATCGAGCCGCAGCCGTTCCTTCGTCCCGGCCTTCGCACCGTCAAGCCCCGGATCGAGCGGCGCACGAGCCGCGCCATTGCAACCGCACTGAAGAAGTATAACGCGCGATGATCGAACCTAGCCTCGCACTTCAAGCAACTATCGGCAACGCGCTCGCCGCTGACCCGGCAGTGATCGCCCTTGTTGACCCTGACAACATTCGCGGTGGATCGATGCGGCCCGAAGACTTCCCCTGCATCCTCATGGGCGGCGGGCATACGGAATTTCTCGGCCATGCTTCCGGGTCGCAGTATGTCGCCCGCGTGTCGTGTGACCTGCATGTTTGGGCGTTGGAAGACGGCGCGGACACGGCGAAGGCCGTCGGCTTCGCGGTCATGAATGCCCTTAAGGAGGCCCCGGCAGCGGAAGGCTTCTCTATCGATGAATTCGCCCTGCCGTCCGTCGCATGGATGCGCGACCCGGACCCGAAGCAGTCTTATTGCCACGGCGTCATGACCGTGGAAGCCGTCATGCGGTGGTCCGTATGATGCGCGCTGGCAAGCTTAACCGCGTGATCTTCCTTGATCGCTTGACCGCTCCCCTGAACGAGAACCGGACGCCGGTTCCCGCCTGGACGAATATTGCCACGCTTCGCGCCGAAGTCCTGCAGCACTCCATTGATGAGGCCGAAGCCGACAACGGCGAGCGCGACACCGATAGTATCAGCTTCCGCACCCGGTTCTTCACCGGCCTGACGACCGCCGACCGTATCCGGTTCATGGGCCGCACCTACAATGTGAAAGGCTGGACCGAAATCGGCATTCGCGGCGGGCTGGAAATCAAGGCGGTTGCAGCATGACGCGTGGCCTGAAGCCCTCGACCATCGTTCCCGGTAGTTCGCCCGTCACCGGCATCCCGAAGACGCCTTCCTACCTGAACAAGGAGGCGAAGGCGGAATGGCGTCGTGTCGCGCCTATTCTCGCACTTGAGCGCAAGGTGCTCACCGATGCCGACCTCGCCACGCTCGAAACCTATTGCGTCCACTATGGAGCGTTGCGGATGGCAGAGCGCGAAATTGCCGCAAACGGCCTGATCAGCGATGGCAAGCGCAATCCCGCCTACGGCATTCTGAAGGAGTCTTCGCTTCTGCTTGTCCGTTGTGCTGGCGAACTCGGCTTGACGCCTTCGGCCCGGTCCCGCGCGTCCATGAACGAGTATGCCGACGATGACGAGGGTTTCGTTTGAGCGCCCTGGTCATCTACCCGGAATGGCTTTTTGACGGCTCGCCTATCGAAGACACTTTCGGCGACGGCGAACGTGCCGTGCAATGGCTTCGCCGGAACAAGCATCCGAAGAACCCGGCTCCCGGCCACCCCTTCCAGTTGGATGAATGGCAGGAGCGGATTATTCGCGCGATCTTCGGTCCGCGCAACCCGGACGGCACCCGCAAGATTAAAAAGGTGGTCATTCAGTTGGGCCGCGGTTCGCGCAAGACCGCCCTCGCCGCTGCAATTGTCCTGCTTTGCACCTTCGGACCCGAAAAGATTCCGGGCGGGCTTATTCAGTCGGCAGCGTTCGCCCGCAAGCAGGCCCGTGAACTCTTCGAAGAGGTTGCGCTGATCGTGTCGCAGGATCGCCGCTACAACGGCACGGCGCGCGTCCGCGAATACAAGAGCCAGATTTCCAACCTGAAGACCCGCACCCGGTATGAAGCCGTATCTTCGGAAGGTCTCGGCCAGCACGGTTCCACGCCGTCCGTCGTCGTGGCCGATGAGCTTCACGCGTGGACGACTGAAAAGCATCGCGAGCTTTGGCGCGTCCTGTCTTCCGCGCTCGACAAGACGAACAACAGCCTCATGGTGGTGCTGACGACGGCAGGCCGTGGACAGGAGACGCTTGCCTATAAGGAAGTGAGCGCAGCCAAGCGTATCCAGCTCGGCCAGATCGTTGATCCGCATGTGTTGCCGATCATCTTCGAAGCTTCGGCTGACGTGGATTGGAAGGACGAAAGTCTCTGGCACAAGCTGCTTCCCGGCCTTGCCAACGGCTATCCGTCATTGCAGGCATTGCAAGAACGCAAGATCAAGGCTGAATATTCGGTCATCGAGCGGGAGATTTTGCAGCAGCTTTATCTTGGCGTTTGGCAGAATCAGAGTTCCAGCCCGTTTGTCGATATGGCGACATACGACCGTTGCGGCATCCCTATCGACTTCAAGGCCCTCGCGGGCAAGCCCTGTTTCCTCGGCGTAGACCTCTCCGAGGTTTCGGACCTGACTTCCGTTGTCGCCGCGTGGCCGACCGATGACGGCGGCTACATTGTCAAGCCGTGGTTCTTCTGCCCGGAAGACGCCCTTGCGAAGAAGTCGCGCGTTGAAGGCGTGAACTATGACGAGTGGGTAAAGGCAGGTCTTATCACGCCGACGCCCGGCAAGTCCGTCAACTACGCTTTTGTCGAAGACCAGATCAGGCAAATTTGCGAAGACCATGACGTTCGCCAGATCGCGTTCGATCCGTGGCGCGCACAGAAGACGCAGCAGAACCTTATGGACGATGACTTGCCGGTGGTCGAATATCGGCAGGGCTTTAAGTCTATGTCACCGGCCTGTGACGAAGTTGAACGTGCCATCATTGATGGCAAGCTCTACCACGCGGGCAACCCTATCCTTCGCTGGAACTTCGATAACGTCGCCGTCGTGCGCGATGCAGCCGGGAACCGGAAGTTCGACAAGTCGAAGAGCCGCGACAAGATCGACGGCGCGGTTGCCACGCTCATGGCCGTGCACTTTGCAGCGATCTATCAGGACAACGCTTCCCACTACAACGACCCGGACAGCGCCGGGATTTTCACCTTTTGAGGAATAGCTGATGAATACTCCGCTACCCGGCCTTGTGGTCGATATCGAAGGCCGCGTTGATAAGCTCGAAAAGGCGATGGCGAAGGCCAACGACGTGCAGCGCCGTGGCACGAAGAGCCTTGAGGCCCGCGCGCGGCAGTCCGCGCAGAACATCGAGCGGAGTTATGCGAAAGCAGCTTCCGGCATTCGCAACACCGTCAGTTCTATTGGCAACGTCTTCGCTGGTTTCGTCTCGGCGAATGCTGCGAAGGATCTCATTGATAGCTCCATCAAGATCCAGAATCAGCTCAAGACGACCGGCCTCGCCGGCAAGGAATTGAAGGGCGTTTACGACCAGCTTTTCGCATCCGCTCAGAAGAACGCCACTCCCCTCGAAGCCCTCGTGACGCTCTACAGCCGCACGTCCGGCGCGGCGAAGGATTTGGGCGCAAACCAGCAGGATTTGCTTAGGTTCACCGATGGCGTGTCGCTTGCGATGCGCGTTTCCGGTCAGTCGGCAGGCGAAAGCGCCGGCGCACTGCTTCAGCTTTCGCAGGCGCTCGGCGGCGGGAAGATTCAGGCCGAAGAATATAACAGCCTCTTGGACGCCGGACGCCCGATCCTTGAAGCCGTAGCCGCTGGCATGAAGGACGCAGGTGGTTCCGTCTCGGCCCTCACCCAGCTGGTGAAGGATGGCAAGGTGTCGTCCGAAGCCTTCTTCAGGGCGTTTCTCGCAGGCTTGCCGATCATTCAGGCCAAGGTGGCAAACTCGGAAGCTACGATTTCGTCTAGCTTTGTGCGCCTTCAGAACGTGCTTATCGACGCCGCGAAGCGCTTCAACACTTCGGCAAAGGCAGCGCAGGACTTCGGCGGGATCATTGATGGTGTCGCGGCAGAGATTAATTCTGTCAATTTCGACAATCTGATTTCCAAAATCGAAGCGGTTACGTCCTCGATTCAGAACAGTATTAAGTCCGCTCAGTCGTGGGCGGATTGGCTTGGCACCGTTTCCGGCGCGGCAAATCTTGGGGAACTGATCGTCAGGTCACTGCCCGGTGATACCACGGTTAAGTCAGTTGCAGGTGTGAATATAGTTCAGACCGACGCCGTGCAGCGGCGCATTACCGACGCATTCGACGCACCCGCTACGAATAGCGGTGGACTGACGCCCGAACAGATTAAGGCATTCGCCACCAATTCCGGCGCGATCGCAGGCGCAGAAGCGGCAGCGAAGGTTTCCCGGCTTCCGGCTGCACCGGCAGCGGAAGCAGTCAAGCCCGTGTCCCTTGCTGATTATCCCGTTCCGGCAACGAGCACTACGCCCAGCAGTGGCACGGGCGCAGGCCGTCGCGCAGGTGGCGGCGGGGGTAGCAGTGACAGTTTCGCCCGTGAACTTCAGGACCTTCAGTCTCGCACCCAGGCCGTTCAGTCGGCGACGGCCGCACAGGCTGCATTGAACCCGTTGATTGATGATTACGGCGCGGCACTGGCGACGGCGCAAGCCAAGCAGCAGCTCATGAACGCTGCCCAGCAGCAGAATAAGACTGTAACGCCGGAGATGGCCGCCCAGATCGACGCGGCGGCGCAGGCATATGGGCGGGCAACCGCAGCAGCCGAGCAGCTTCAGGAGCAGCAGGATAACGTAAGGCGCTCGGCGGAAGAAGCCCTTGGCACCGCCCGCGACGTTACGCAGGGACTGATCACCGACCTCGCCAGTGGCAAGAGCGGCGCGGAAGCCTTGTCGAATGCGCTCGCCAAGATCGGCGATGCTATCTTGAACAACCTTCTCGGCAAGGTGTTCGACCTGAAGAACTTCACCGGCACGGGGAGCGCCGGGGGCGGACTCTTCGGTGCCCTCGGTTCCCTGCTTGGCTTCTCCGGTGGCGGGTGGACGGGACCGGGCGGGAAGTATGAGCCGAAGGGCATCGTTCACGGCGACGAATACGTCATGACGAAGGAGGCAACCCGCCGCATCGGCGTCCAGGCGCTCAATGCAATGAACTATGGCCGGGTGCCCGGCTACGCCGAAGGCGGCTATGTCGGCAACGCCCCGGCACTTCGCAAGCCTGACCTCGTGGCCGCGAACGGCAATACCGCGCCTGCCGTCCCCATGAACATCAATACGAACGTCACCGTGAATGCCAGCGGCGGAACGCAGGACCAGAACGCCGACCTTGCGACCCGCGTCGGCAAGCAGGTGGAACAGCAGTTGAAGGGTTTGGTGCAAGAGCAGATCAGGCTTGCCGCACGTCCGGGCTCGTTCCTCAACACCCGGAGTCGCTGATTATGGCTATCCCTACTTTTCAGCCGCCCGTTGGACCGTCACCCGGCACGGCGCACAAGCCGACCGTGAACCTTTGGGAAGCCGACTTCGGCGACGGTTACAGCCAGCCGTCGCCGAAGGGCATCAACCATATCAAGCGGGCGGTATCGCTCTCGTGGAACGCCCTGACTTATGACCAGATGCAGGAACTCACCGGCTTCTTCGAAAGCATGGGCGGGAATCGGCCGTTTTATTTTCAGCCGTTCGGCGAGACGAGCGCCCGGAAGTGGACTTGCAAGGATTGGACTTTTACGACCGAAGGCGGCATCTGGATCGTAACGGCAGGACTGGTGCAGAGTTTCACTACCGCTGTTTGACTCACAGCGAGCCATTGGCGCGTTTCGTGCGCCCGGACGTGTCTTTCCTCGTCCGGCGCTCAGAGCGCCTCTCAGTGACTCGTCATGTCGGATTTTTGGGGGGGATTCACTTCAGGAATTATTTCCTGTATAGTTGTGGTCATTGGAGTTTGTAGCGGATCTATGCGTTTGCTCACAGATTTTGCTATAACACGAAGAAGCCCCCGGCAATGTGCTATTTTGCCGAGGGCTAGGAATGCTGCTTCTGATTTCAGCAAGGACATTAATAGGATTAAATTCCTTATATGTCAACTCTGTTTCGGTAGCTCCCTTGCGGAGTGTCGTTAGCTCCAAGAGGACCATACTGGCCTTGGATGCGAGGGCGATACCGGGAACATGACCGGCGCTATCAGTCAGCCAGAGACGAACGGAAGATCATGCTGGCCGGCTCCCCGATGGAGAACATCGGACGCTTCAGCGGGTTATCGCCGCACCGGGAAACCGCGTGGAATGGATGCAATAAAAGATGGACGCAATGTGAAACGCTGACAGGATCAGCAACCACAACGTCCAGTCACGTGTCGATTGAAGGAAAGTCGAGCGTGGCGCTTACCGCTTTGCCCGCAAGGGCAGGATATCGGAGTGCTGCTAGGCAAATGGAAGCCGCCTAGCCGGTCTAACGGACCAGAACTCTTCACCACCTGTTTGACGCAGAAAATCCCCCTCGACTTGAACGACCGCCGACCTCGTGTCGGCTTTTATATGTCGTTCAGGTCGAGGGGGAATAAGTCCTATTCCCGCAGTGATTATGATGTGTGACGTGGTTAGAGATACGAAGACGGTTCGCGAACGTAGTGAGCGGGCAAGCGAAGCGCGCAGGCGAGAACCGAAGGTTCGAGTAGTCGCCAAGACCTTTGGTTGCTAACATACCAAGCGACCACTCGCACCTCAGGACTACCATGCATTTACACCTCGCGGCCTTCGTTGCGCTTGCATTGATCTCGTCCGGCGCGGTCGCAGCCGCCGACCAAAAGAAACTCACCCTTGACGACCTTGCCAAAGATGAGCCAGCGAGCTCGGCTGAAGGAGGCTTCACGATAGCGCAACTGGTCCGTGCCTCTCACGATGACAAGGTCATCCTCGCAGTGATCGCGGCTACCGGCGATGGCATTCTCTGGGCGAATACATACGCAGGAGCCAAAGGCGTAAACCTTGTTTGCCCACCCCAAAATCTAGCTTTCACCGATACGATGATGCGAGACATATTGGAACGATATCTTGTGGAGGCTCCAGATGAGGGAAAAGGGCAGCGCTTTGTGCTCGGAAATGTAATCCTGAAGGCATTGGTGCACACCTTTCCTTGCTGACGCTCACGATCGTATGCGCTCGCTCGGCCATCTCGCTATAAATCGAACAACAGGCGGGCCTCTCTCCCGCTTGTTGAGGAAAACCCGAGAAATGCCGGACGCAGCGGCTTCCATCTTTTGCGTCTGACACGAAGCCCCTCACGTTTCGTTGGCGTGAGGGGTTTTTATTTTTAAGTAAGCGCTTACTTATTATTAAGTCAACATAATCAATACGTTATCAGACTTTTTCTTCTTGCCAAATCACACGCGATGAATCAGAAAGAGTCTGCTCAATCACGAGCAGAGGACCACTACCGAAATGCAAGCATCTGCATACTTCCGAAGCGACAGTTACCATGCAGCCCTCGACAGCCTCGAAGCCATCGCCCGGAACTTCGAACCGGCAGCGCCCGACGATCTCCGCACGCGGATTATCGAAGTGCTCGGCGATCTCGGCATCTGGCCGATTGATTGCTTGGAGCAAGACACCGGCACGCCGCGTCTGGCAGCTTGACTTCCTATTTGCGTTTCGTTACACGCAGATTGTAACGAAACGAAATGAGGCTCAAATGGCTAAAACGCCAGCAGAACGCACCCGTGAGCATCGTGAACGCCTTAAAGCAAGGGAGCGGGAAAACCTGCTTCAGCCTGCCGCGCCGCCCGCCTACGTCCAGACCCCGTTCCATGCCTTCATGGAAGGCCGTCATGTAGACTTCGAGGAAAACCTTGATGCCTACGGCGTCCAGATCAGCGGCACCGGTCTCGGCGAGGAAGTGCAGAAGTTCGAAACGGAAGCGCCGTGGGAAAGGTCATTCACCTCGCTCGAAAGAGCGAGGGGCATGATGGGCGTCTTCCTCGACGCCGCGAAGGAACTCGCGGCCCTCATCAACGAATACAAGCTTCAGGAAATTGAAGCTGCCATCGACGCCGCACACGAATTCAGTGCCGACTTGCCACGTGGCGACGTTCAAGCTTTGAAGAAATCCTTTGCCGAGATCGAACGGCTAAAGGCCATTCGATCAGAGCTTCGGAAGCCGACGCGGCACACCCTGCTTAGCGTCGATGCGAAGGGCGAATAGCGCCTCAAGAATGGGAACGGCAAAGCGAAGTTTGGTCGCCGAACTTTGCCGCCCCTCAATCTCACACAGCGATAACACTGAAGGAAATCGCGATGTCCAACGAAAATACCATGACCTCTGCCGCTTTCGCAACGCATGAGGCACGCACCAAGCTTCTCGACCTAATTGCGGACGATATCGAGCGCATTCGTGCCACTCCTGAAAGTGAGATGGATCATTTTCAGGAAGCCATGGAGTTGCTCGAAAAGGTGGAGATGTGGACGAAGGAATATCATTCTGACGGCTATTTGATCCTTCGCGATCCCGCTGACGAAATCACGATGGAGTCTATCTGATGGCGCTCTCCCCGGCACTGAAGCTGATGGTATCAGGTGTGGCCCTCGATCCGCTGGAAGCCAAGAGGGCTGAAATCCTCGCCCGGCTGGCCGATACGAGGCGCGAACTCGCTTCGTTGACCAATAACGACCATGAAAGGGACTATCACGAGCCGTCCATTCGCGCGCAGTTGGCATGGCTTGGATTGCAGAAGGCAACCAAGAGCGAGCTTCGCGAAATCATCGTGAATGCTATGGAACGCGACCCGGACCTATAAGTGCCCCACACGGCCCGCCAATCACGGCGGGCCTTTCTCGTTCAGGAGCTATCATGTCCAGCAGATACGAAGGAATGTCCGCGAAGGACGCTGACGACCTCATGGTTGGCATCATCGGCCTTCTTGTCGCCGACGCGATGGATGAAGCCCGGGCGATGACGCAAGAGGAATGGGACGTGCGCGATGCGGCCTTTCTGCCGCACTATTTCGCCAGCGCGATCTTCTACGCGGTCAAGAACCGGCTCCGGGATGCGGCTTGAAGACGCGTGCCGAAAGAAGGCGCGCGCGTCGCAAACGGTGGTTCGTTCAAGCCGAAGTCGAAGAGTTCATTCGCCGGGAATATCCCGCGTGCCCAGAATTCGCGGTCGCCTACTTCGCGACCCGCATTTGCACGGTCCCGAAGAACTGGCGTAGCGCGCCGATCGCGGAAGCAGTTGAAGTTACGATGCAGAACGAGCTTCGGCACCAGCTGACTGATTACGACCAACTAATGTTAACGGGCGTCCGGCGGAAAGAAGCCCGGCGACGAGTGCAGCCGAGGCTAGATGCGATGATCCAGAGTTGGAAGAAGGCCTAGCGAGGCGGTAGCGCTCCCAGTCGACGGAAGGGCTCTTGGGGCTGGGAATCGGTGGGTTTTTCATGTTTATGCTTTCAGATATCGGCACAATCGAAGCCGCCCGCATAGGAATCATCGATGCAATTCAACTACCGCGCAACGGCGCGATTTATGCACAGGCAGTTCGTGCGGTTTGCGTGGACTTCCACGCAACAGAAATGGACGACCGCTTTCATTCTCGCAGGCGTGGCGCTGGCCTCGATAATGATGCCCGGTTTGGGCATTGCTGTCTTCGGCACGGCTTTTGCCGGATGGTGGCTCGCCGTTCTTGTCATGACAGTGTTCTTCGGACTTGTCGGCAACCGCGTCGGCGTCGGGCGCGAACACGCAAAGCTGCTACGCCAGAGGCAAACAGACGGACGGCGGGATTGAGCAGCGTGATCACCCTGTTTCCATGCGAAGCACCTTGACTCGCGGCCCTAAATAGAACAAAACAAGAACGTAAGCGATATCCCCCCATGTATGCGAGCGACTTTGTGGTGTCGCGCTCTCAACAAAAGCTGCATTTGATGGTTGAATACAACTAGAACGAATCGGTTTAGTTGCCAAAATGAAGGCTGTTGGGGGTATAGGGCGGATGGTTGCGAAGAAGAACGAGGAAGTTAGCGCGAGTTTTCACTATCTTCTGCGCTTGAAGAAAGCTGACAAGGTAGTCGTCGTTCCATTCACGATTGGAGACTTTGCAGCGTTATTTGCAAGAATGCGAGCTCAAAAGTCCTTCGATATTCGCAACGAAGATGACATCGACAGGTTGCGTTTCCGCCAAGAAGCTCCTCTGGAGAACCTCGAATTTGTAAACTCTCGGACGATCACAGGCACATTCAGAGCTTCGTATTGGGGACATTCGTTCGAAAATACGCACAAAGGACAAATATCGTCTCAAAGCGTAAACCTCCGGCCATTTCACTTTGTATTGTATCTGGCCGAGTCTGGTCGAATTTATATCGGCGCCCAATACCTCGGGCAGTATGGTGGCTACGAAACGTTGAGAAAAACAATAGTTGATATGCTGCCCCAGAGTAAGGAAGTCACGTCCACGTCAATTCGATTGGGCGCTTCGTATTACAAAAATGCCGAACCGCGTGAGATTCGGGTAAACATCGCAAACAAGGCGACATCGATTGCGGGCCGAAGCAGCTTAGGGGGTAAGGTTATGATTGCATTCACGCGCGCGAGCAAAGACGACCCTCTGGTCCAGCAAGTGAAAACGCAAGTCATCCCGTTCTTTGGTCGAAAGCAAAGTGAGATCAAGCAAGCGGTGGCTGGCTTGATGAATCAAAGCGACGTTGTAGAGATCGACGATGACGACATTATCGACTGCACTGTTCTCGCGGACATGAACGGAAGGACCGCTACGATACACATGTTCGAGAATGGATTTCGCGCCACTCGGGTCACACTTGACGTAGAAGTAGATGACGAAGGACACCCGGCCAACGCAGACACATGTAATGAAATACTCATTACTCTAAATGAACACGTCATAAAAGTTACTGAGAATGGCTAG